GAGCATAAAGGGGAGATCCTTGCCATCGGATGGGATAGAACAGATAAGGTTATTTTCGTCTCTCACACAGATCCGGAATCAAACGAAATCATCGCAACAAAGGAATATCTTTCATTAAATGCAAAAACCGAGATGAGCAGCAGAAGAACCCAGTTTTTACTACAGAATATGAAAGAACTGGTTTCAGAGGGCATAGGCTTACCTTGGAAAGAGTTCTTAGAGACTCACGTTGGGTTTGATAAAGTAACAATAGTTCCTAAAGCGGATCCTCCAAAGAATTCCAAATCTTCCGAAGCTGAGGGTCCAACGGCGATGACAAGGGCACAGTTTTTAGCAGAGGAAAAATTCTATCTCAACAAAGAGAGAAGAATTGAGAAGATAAAAGAAAGAATTAAGCAAAGAGATTTCGTTGGAAGTGTATCTAAGCAGGACAACTATAAAAAGCTTAAAAAAGAATTGAACTCGCCCCTAGAAGACATCTATGAAAATGTTTTATCTAGAATAGACTTAAAGAGCCTACTGGTATCAGCATTACAGTGCGCCCCAATGCATGGACAGTTAGATATTTTAAATCTTCCAGATTTGATAAAAGACATAGACAAAATAATTGACGAGGCAAAGAAACTATTTCACGAGCTTCCGACAATGTTTTTTGATGTGGATTTCCCAACAGACGACATTTCCGCCTCGTTTGTTAAGGATCTTAAAAACTTTATAACGGATATGATCACTGCATTAATAGCATCCCTTGTACAATCAGTATTTTCATCATTGATAGATTTCTGTCCAGACGTCTCTGGTAATGAAGATTCGCCGATGGATCCTGAAAGGTTGGACTTGTCAGCCCTCCAGGCTGCACTCGATGACATGCTCGGCGATGGCATCAGAGAAAATATAGATGTAGACTCTATGATGAATTTCATAGAGGATTTGGCATCGATGTTATCGTTGCAAGAGTATTGTGATTTAGTATCTGGAAATCCGAGTGATAAGGCGCTCGACATCGTAATGAATTTAATAAGGGTTGAATATTGCCACCTGGGATTAGACACCAAGGCTAAAGTAATAGAATTCTTTAAACTATTGGCAGGAACAGGTAAATTTGATATTTGTGATGAATTGAATGAAATCCTTCCACCGCCTAGTAGTTTATCTCCAAACGAAGATCCATGTGAACCCGATAATTTACGAAGAAGAATTTTAATAAACAAAGGTATGTCAGACGAACAGGTTCAGGAGCAAATTAGGCGAGAACGAGAAAGAACTGCAAAGCTCGCACGCCAGTTAATGGACGCCATGGCAGGACAGCCATTTCAAGCTCCAAACCTATTTTGTCAAAAAGATGCAGAAGGAAATATTATACCAGGCGCAACCCCCTTCATGGACGAGACATTTTCAGTTATGATGAGGGAGACAGTAGAATCACTCTTCGGTCCAGTGTATACCACCTTTCAGTCAGACGGACAATCCTATTCGGATAGTCTTATGGAAGAGGTGGATGCCACGAGAATAGTGATTACAGGGTATGAGAAGGATGATGATGATAATCCTGTTCTCACGAAACCTATTAAAACAACCGTTGATATAAAGGAGAAAGTACCTGTAAGTTCTCTAAAAAGTTCTCATGATTCATATCAAATAAATGAGAGTTCGGAAATTAAGATTCCTTTATCATCTCCATCCGCCGAGGCAAGTGAAATATCGGCAATTTTACAAAAGAATAAGGATGATAAAGAAGGAATTCTCACAGAAGCCGAGACAATCGTCGAGTCAGCACAACACATGTACGATTCCGTTTCAGAATCCGCCCTCAATAATGCGAGAGAGTTAGTGAGATGGAACAATTCACAAGTCAAGTTTGCCAAAGAAGCTGTGGAGCAGGCTATAAAAGATGTCAAAGCAGAAAATATCACCAACGAGGGACTCAACAAAGTTCGAGAAGACACAGGGCAAGAAGGCGGCTTCATCGTGTACAAGACACCACAAGACAGCCCCCAAGTCAAAGCCGCCGAAGCCAAGCTATCGGATGCTGAACAAAAGGAACAAGAAGCCATCGGCGCATTGGAAAGAGCTGAACGGGCATTGATAGAAGACAGAGAGAGGCTTTTAAGGGAACTCTCGGAAGCAAAGTCGTCAAGGGATGAGGCACAATCAGATTATGACACCGCCGCAGAGAGTACTGAGCGAATAAAGCAACTGGAGTCTAATCTTGCAGAATTAAATAAATTTGCGATTTACAAGGAACTCACTCCGAGAGAGGTTGCGGAAAGAGAAGAGGCAGAACGACAACTCCACAGGGATCGACAGTTATTAGCTGAACAGCTTCTTTCTCCTCCTCCATCTATAGGACTTCCCAAGGAAGCGGAGTATGTTCCACTTGAAGAAGAGGGTTGTGTCCCAGAGTTTTCACCTATGCCCTCCCCAACCCAGGGACTTAAAGGTATTTTTCAAGATCGCCCACCAGCACCAGAAGAAACTACGGCTGAACCATCGCAGCCGCTCTACAGTACTGCCCCTCCGCCTCCTTTTTTGGATGACACTCCATCGGTATATGATGTTGACGTGAGACCAGTCACAGGACAATCAATGCTTATTGGAGGTAAAGAATATTTTACAAAAAGGAGAGTACCCGAAGATATTATGCAATTCATGTCAACTTCAACAATGGAGGAGAGATATTCTGGAGTGTCTTTCTTTACTCAGCTTCTAAAAGATTCATATCCACAGGGTTTTAATGATGAGCAGAAAAAAATTATTCCTATCATATATAAGGATTTGAAACATGAAATAATTGAAAATCTTTTTCGAATAGTTGCAAAAGGAAAGTATTTTGAGACATATGAGGGCACCGATGCTCTTGGGTATTTTGTAGAACTTATTAACTTAGGTCCAGCCGTTACAGACACTTGCGATCCACATTTGCTGAAATTAAAAAAACTTGTTGATGAAGTTTTAGAAGAATTTCAAGATGATTTTTGTTTAGACATGGAGGCTGAAAAATCAAACGGAGAAATAAGGAAGACTCCGCTTGAGGCATCGATGATGAAGGCTTGCGTGAAGGCGACACTCCGAGCATACTTGATAGACAATCTCTCAAGGGGGATATTCACCACAGCCGCCTTTGCCGAGACAGACTCTTTATTGAACTACAAGATGCTCTATATTATAGATAGAATTTCTGATGAACTCCGCCAGTATGGAGAGGATTATTATATGCTCTTTATGAAAGAAGTATCAGAATTAGATAAAGATAGGGCACCAGGAGAAACAGTTACGAATTCATTTGCAAGGCTTTTGAAAGGGGAATACAATGAGGTGTCAAGAGGTTTTCTGGAGGCTATATTTATAGATAGCTCTCAGCAAGCAAGTATAAAAGAAAAATTATTCCTTTCATTACCTTCTCTCACGATGTCGGAAAATAAACTCCATATAGATATTGGAGAAACTGAAAAAGATTTAATAATACCCAGCCGAGACTATAATGACAGGAAAACCCTTCAAAACAACCTGGTATGGACACATCAGTATAAAATTGAGGACAAGTATTATTCAAGAGAAGATGCCGAAGAGCTTCAGAACACTTCACAGAAGAAGATTGAAGGGATAAAAACTAGCCTTTGTTGTCTAATCGAACCCGCCGCCGCCGACATGTTTTTGCTGCCCAATCATAACACTCCTCTGTCTACAGGCGTCAACGGCATGTGGAGAAATGTAGCACCCGTGTTTGATCAAATTGGAACCCAAGATTTATCAAGGAATGTATATATTCTCCCAATAACATCTTATGGCTGGAACGTTGAAAATAAATCAGGTGAAGATTTAGAGATACGTTCAATAAGAAAAATGATGAACACAATTAAAATGAGAACTCTTTTTGACTGGGCTTTTCCACTGGAAGATTATCAATCTTTAATTTCATTACACGAAATGGCTCAATTATCAACAATACAAAAGGTAAACACCGTGTTCGGAGAGTCTAGAGATGAACTCCACAGTCTATTTTTCTCTGTGTTACCCGAGTCTGATGATTGGAAGAAAAACCCGAATGCACTGAACAATGTCGGCGGCATGGATAATTTGACAGCAATTTTTGATTATAATTTTGGACTCAAGGGTGTTCCATGTACAAATTTGAAGTGGAATATGGGATTGGGTGTAGAATGGGGCAACCCCTTTAAAGGACTCAGTCTCACTTTCGCACTCAAGGCGATACTTAACACGTCCCTAATGCTATTCAAGGGGCATGTGGAAAGAATGGATCCAAATGTAATCTTGGCTAACCGGCTGTCCTTCTTATCTTCACTAGTGTGTCTAAATATTCCACCTACGGCATATTCTACACTCTTAATGATCCCATGGCCAGGCAATCCTTATATGCCCAACCAACTGAATGTCCTTTATAATGCTCTTGGGCTCGGACTTTTCGATGCTAGTAAACAAGCAGAATCGACAGATAAGAAAAAGGTTAAAAAAGCATTGGAGAATAACGGTTTCGCTATGCCTGAGTATTGCGATGTAAGGGAAGAGCAGGAAGAACAAGCTACCACAGCATATTCAGAAGACACACTTCCGAGCTACGAATAATTAAATACATAAAAAGAACGAGTTAAATCTAATTATGTGAGAGAAGGAGATTAATTTATGGCATTCGGGCTATCACCAAAGTTACCACTACTGAGAGATCCACAAGACGGGTATACTCTGAATAAGAGTTATTCTGAAATGATCATTCAAAATTTAAAAATGTTGATATTAACAATCCAGGGCGAGAGAATAATGGATCCTGAATTTGGAGTAGGTCTTCGTAAGTACCTTTTTAGAAATAACACACCTTCGGTTCATTCAGAAATAAAATCACAAATAAGAAGTCAAATAGGAAAATATATGCCATTTATAGAAGTGGTGGAAATACAAGTTTCAGACACCAGTGAGGGTTATTCTGATGTCAACGGCTCTAATTCAATTTCTGTAAAAATGGAATTTATTATCACACCCCTTGAGTCTTATGGCACGTTGGAAATAAATGAATCAGTCAACTAATTATATTGCCACTGAGGAAGCATAATGAGTAAAAAGAGAACAGTATCTATTAAATATACGAGCAGAGAATTCGATACTATCAAGGCAGACTTGGTTGAATATATAAAAAGGTATTACCCAAATTCATATAAAGACTTTAACGAAGCGTCTTTTGGCTCCTTGATGATTGATACTGTGTCTTATGTCGGAGATATTCTTTCGTTCTACATAGACTATCAAGCGAACGAAACCTACCTCAGTACTGCTACAGAATTCGATAACCTCCTCAAGATAGGAAAACAGGCAGGATACAAATTTTCAGGAACACCGTCTTCCGTTGGACTTGCTTCTTTTTATGTAATGGTTCCTGCGACAACATCAGGCATCGGTCCTGACACAAAATATATCCCTGTCTTAAAGAAAGGCGCATCAGTGTCGACTAAGTCTGGAAATTCGTTCATACTCAGTCACGATGTTCACTTTGGATCTAATAACAATGAAATTAGAGTTGCTAGAGTTGATCCAAATTCAGGTGATCCGACTTATTATGTAATAAAGGCGTTCGGAGAAGTTGTTTCAGGAGTTATAGATACTGAGTTTGTCACTGTAGGTTCATTCGAGAAGTTTAAAAAAGTAAGGTTGGAATCATTGGATATATCTGAGGTAATTTCTGTCAAAGACGCCGAGGGAAATGAATATTATGAAGTAGACTTCCTATCGCAAAATATTATATACAAGGGTGTTACAAACAGAAGCAAAACTCTAGGAAATCAGTCACTTGATTATAATACAGGAGATCAGTCTTCAGAAATACTGAAGCCCGTAGTTGTTCCACGAAGATTTGTTACCGATCGCTCAAGAAGAAGGACTGAATTAACTTTTGGAGCGTCATCTGATTATATTATGCCAAACGATATGATATCAGAACCCCAGTCTACAGTTTTGGAAGTTCACGGAAGAAATTATATACAAGACACCTCGTTTGATCCTACGAATTTGATAAAAAGTGATAAGTTTGGAATTAGTCCTTCTGATACCATACTTACGGTAGAGTACAGGAGAAACTCTGCACAAAATGTAAATTGCAGCACTAATCAGTTGACACAGACTGGAGACTATGAGATGGAATTTACAGATATTACGACACTCAACAGTGCTCAGATGACATTTATATCTACATCTCTGGAAGTAGACAATGAAGAGCCTATCATTGGCGATGTGACAATCCCAAATTCTGAAGAACTACGCCACAGGATAATGGGAACATTTCCTACTCAAAACAGAGCGGTAACACAACAAGATTATGAATCTTTGATTTACCAAATGCCACCACGTTTCGGAGCAGTTAAGAGATGTCGAGTAATAAGAGACAATGATTCATTAAAGAGAAATATAAACATATATATGATTTCGGAAAACGCCTCAGGTACACTTACAGAAGCAAATTCTGTATTAAAAAGGAACGTAAGGACTTGGATCCAAAAGAATAAGATGATAAATGATACAGTCGATATTCTTAACGCAAAGGTGGTTAATTTAACTATCGATTTTGTTGCAGTCGCCTCAATCGAGTCCTCCAAGTATGATGTCCTCGCCGCCGCAAAAACAGCTTTAGCAAGAAGATTCACAAGGCATCCTGACATCGGCGAACCATTCTTCATAACGGACGTTTATAAAGAATTGAGGAAAGTAGACGGCATTATTGATGTGTCGGACGTTAAGATAAATCAAAAAAATGGCATGACATCTGAAGGAAATTATTCTACAATAAGATTTGACATTAATAGAGCAATGTCAGCCGACGGCAGATATATTGAACTGCCCAAGAATTTGATATACGAATTAAAATATCCAATTTTGGATATTAATGGGGTGATAGTATAATGTCTATAAAAAAGTTTCAAATAACCGCCGACACAACGATATACAATGCCTTCAAAGAAAACCTAAAGGATAGAGGTACAGAGGCGAACACAGGACTTTCGGACTCACTAGAGACTTTCTTCATATATGGGCAAACTCCAGATCCCAACGCCGCTGCCTCAGACAAGGTGGAAGAAGCCAGAATACTTTTGAAGCCTGATTTCCAAGGAATATTGGACACATATACTAATTTCCCATCTGACACTAAATTTATCCTGAGGTTGTTCAATGCCGAACACCCATTCACCCTGCCTAAAAATTTTACATTAAACCTTTTTTCAATCGTTGATAGTTGGCTTGAAGGTTCGGGGTTAGACATGGAGTCATACAGAGATGTGGGCACTCCAAATTGGTTGAAAAAGGACGCAACCACCACCTGGGCGACATCTGGTGCAATAGATACATCAACTGCGCCTGTAATCACGTCTCAGACATTTAGTGAAGGTACCGAGGACATGTCACTAGACATAACCTCGTTCATGCAGGCAAACTGGGCAAACCTATCAGATCACTCTTTCGTGGTTTCCTTTCCGTCTTCAATAACAGACGGTGTAACGCAGACTTTAAATTTTTACACAAAGAAATTCTTTTCTCGCTCATCAGAATTCTTCTTTAAGCGCCCCGTTGTTGAAGCTAGAAAAGCAAGTTTTACTGGAGACGACAGAGGCAGATTATATAAGTCTTCACCACTGACTACCAATAACGAACAAAACTTATATTTATATAACACCGTTTCTGGAGTTAGAGAAAATATAACAGGTGACGTTAAATTGGAGCTATTTTCAGATTCAACACTGGAGACATCAATCGTTGCAGCAGTTGACGCCACCCGCCCCGATACAGGCGTCTATAAGGCTGTGATCACTGTACCTGACACTGTTACGGTGGAAACCATATACGAAAAATGGACAGCAGGAGCCACGACTATAAAGACGGGTTCAATAAAGCTTCTAACAAGAGAGCCCGCCACTAATAACTCTGAAATTAATTATGTAACAGACATCACAAATATCAAGCCCTCCTATGCACCCACGGAGCAGGCAAGATTCAGGATTTACACGAGACAAAAAGATTGGAATCCAACTATTTATACAGTAGCGAGCGAAGAATTAGAGAACTTGATTGTTGACAAAATGTATTATAAGATTATTCGTTTAATCGACGGCGAAACTGTCATGGACTATGGCATCGGCACACTTAATAATAACAAAGAACACACACTCATCTCTTATGACGCTCAAGGTAGTTATTTTGATTTTGATATATCGTCCCTCGAAAGTGGATATATGTATGGAATCAAATTGATGTTCTCCGTAGCTGGAGAACTAAAGGAACAACCAAATACTTTTAAGTTTAGGGTGGATTGATGAGTACCAAGGATTTATTCAATAAAAACAATAAAATACTAACAAAATCGGAAGCAAATAAGGTTAAGAAGGATATAGAGTCTTTTGAACTAGTAAACGATATATCAGAAGCTCGCACATCCCTACGTCCACGTGTTGATTATTCCAAGCCCGAGAATTTTGCAAAATACGGATCTGCGAAGAAATATTACGAAGATTCATTTCAAAGGATACATAGGACATTTCCATACGATGGTTCTAATTCAGAAATCCAGAAATGGTTAAATACATCGACTGGGCTAGACTTATGGATATATGAAAATATCTATCCTCGCTCCACAGGACATATTAAGTTACTTAATAACCAGTCCGTCACAGCCCAGGGCGGTCCCAATAAACAGCCCGGCATCACCGAAGGCGAGCAGCACGAACTGTCAAAACAGTTTCCCTCGAAGCAAGGCAATTCGAATATATGGGATACTTCTGTTTATAGAAATTCAAACTTATATATGGCACCAGCCATTGGCAATACGATCGAATTCTGGGCAAAAGTAGATGCCTCAGTTAATTCACCATTTACTGTCTTTAACTTAATAAGTGAAAATCAAGTATCGTCATTAATCTCGATGACATATGATCCATCTACAGGGAATGTAACCTATAAATATAAAGATGATGCGGACAACGGCTTTTCATCCAATTCTGTATCCATCCCTGGCTTAATCTCAACTTCTTGGAATCATATAGCTATATCTTTTCAAAGTGTGAGCGATAAAGTTAATGTTGAAATATATAAAAACGGGCTAAGAATCCACGATGTTTCGGTAGGGGATGCAATGACTACTGTATCCCAGTCAGAACTTTTCTTAAATATAAACGGCACATCCAATTCGAACAATTCTGCAAATGGACTTTATATCGACGAATTCAGATTTTGGAAGCTCCGAAGAACAGAAGAACAGATCGCCAGACATTGGTTTACTAATGTCTACGGTGGCACAAACACTGACGACAATAAATATAGTACGGAAACTAGAAACGTTGATATAGGTGTATATTATAAGTTTAACGAAGGAATAGTTTCTGACGCTACCATCGATGCAACTGTACTAGATTATTCTGGAAGAATTTCTAACGGCACAATCGTTAACTACACAGAAACAGTAAGATCAACTTTATCCGCCATTGATGAGTCTTCGCATACAACGGAATCGGAGGAAAAAGATCCGATAATATATCCATCCCATCCGTCCTATATTTCTTCTCTTGACAGATATTCAAACGCCGGAAACAATTACGATATATCAAACAACGCATCTGTATTTCACACGATGCCTGCTTGGATAATTGAGGAAGATGATGAACGGGGCAGTCTGAAAGAGTTGACACAAGTAATAAGTAGTTATTTTGACAACACTCATTTACAAATTCAGGAATTAACAGAGTTAAAAAAACCAGAATACTATAGTGCCACGTCCCCAGAAGATAGAGCATCTTATCTGGTAAAGACAGGAATCGAATCTTCTGGATTAACCATACCAGATCTGTTTACAGAAGCCACAGCTCTAGAGGACATCCTTAGTCGCAACGAGAAAAGTCTCTTTGAAGAGAAGCTTCACGATATAAAGAACACGATATATCAAAACATTTACAACAACTTGTCCTATATTTATAAATCTAAGGGAACAGAGAAAGCGTTCAGGAACCTGATAAGATGTTTTGGCATCGATGACGAACTTGTTCGTGTTAATTTGTATTCTGACAACACAGATTATCTACTAGAAGATACAAGAAGAGTCGGCTCTACAAAGAAAAATTTTCTTGACTTTAATTCGTCTACACGAGATCAGGCATTCGTAGAAACAACACAGGATTCTTTGAATCAATCGTCCACCGTATCATATATCAAGGGCGCAAGAACAAACTGGAAAAACCTTTCAGCAACATTTGAAACAGAGCTGATGTTCCCAGGTTATATGGGAACTACACATCCTGAATATGCACCACCAACAAACACAGTTGAAAATATAGCATCCATAGGCGTATATTCCTCAGGATATACTTCCACGGAACTGTGGAACCTGACAGCCATTAAGGAAGATAATAACCCTTATTCAAAAAATCTTAAATTCAGATTAGAGATGGAGGGGCAGACGCTAGATACACCTTATTTCAAAGATGTGTATGGTAATTCAAAGTGGAATGTTGCAGTTAGAGTAAAACCTAAGTCAAGTCTACCACTCGGCACCCAAGCATCTTCACTGGAATATGGTATTGAGTTGTATTGCCTAAGAACTACAGCCGACACGATAGAAGAGGAGATCTTGGTATCCGCCACCGTCACCACCTCTGGCTCATATTTAAGTTCTGATAAATATTTGAGGCTAGGAAAGGTTGTCGCTGATACCTCAAAATCTCTGAAGGTATCTTCAACATTATTCTGGTATGATTATCTGTCAAACGATGAAATAAAAGCCCACGCATCTGACAGTTCAAATTACGGTAGATTGAATCCTACAGAAAGGGTATATTCCCACTTAACGACTTTAGAGGGAATTCCACTAACAAGAATGGACACCTTGGCGCTACACTGGGATTTCAACAATATCACAACTAGTGACGGATCCGGACAAGCTCTCGTTCAAGATCTATCGGAGGGAATTCCATCAACGTCATTGCCGCTAAATAGTAAAGCAATTCAATTCGACGGCGATATCACAGCCGGACAGACAGATCATGTCTTAGTATCAGACAGTGACGACTTCAGTTTCACATCTGGAGCAGGCACAGATACTCAGTTTTCCATCTCTGCATGGGTATATGTAGACGATATCGCCACAGATAACGGACCTTTCGTATCAAAGGCACTTGTGCAGGGAGCAGGAGTTGATATTACAGAATACATCTTTAAACATGTTAACGGTAAGCTAAGAACATTCCTGTATAATCCAGACGGCACTGGCAAAAGAATAACGCTGGATTGCAACTCTGCTGTCCTATCGAGCCAAACCTGGCATCATGTTGCCCTGACATATGATGCATCAAAGAATTCATCAGGATTATCTTTTTATGTGGACGGAGTAGAAATAGTTGCAACGAATACAAACCTAAATTCAGGCGTATACACAGGAATGTCAAGCACTTCGCATCCTCTTATCATCGGCAAGACAGTAAATGATCCTCCCACCGCAGGGCAAGCGTTCGAAGATAAGATGGCAGATGTGTGCATTTTTAGCAAAGAGCTTTCTTCGGAAGAGGTAGTTGAATTATATAATTCTGGCTCGGTTAAAAACATGGAAGATCACTCTGCTTATGCAGATATAATCTCCTGGTGGAAGATGGGAGATGATCAGGACACTACTGGTGCCGACGGAATAAAGGATTACGTCGGAACTCACCATGGCACGCTCACAAATGGGGCAACTATCGTAGATGAGGTTAATCTTCCTACGGATAATTTAGTATCTGGCAGATTTGGATGGTTCACGGGACTCATTTCAAAGCAAGTGTCCGGGCTCGCTCAATCTTTTAACTCTAACGATAATCAAATAATAAATAAGGAATACATATATTCTGCAAAACACAGGACACCTGAGGTAATAAATTCAGAGGATCTTGTACATATAAAGAGAGACGATGAGGAGCCTTTTACTAGAGATACACGCCCTGTGAGGCACTTCTTTTCAGCTGAAAAGGGAATGTATCAGATTATCAACGACGACATCATTAATTTATTTGCGACAGTGAAGGAGTTCAATAACCTTATAGGGCAACCTGTGAATAGGTACAGAATGTCCTATAAATCACTCAGAAATTTCAATCAAAAGTATTTTGAAAAGGTAAAGAATGTTCCAAGTTTGGAGAAGTATGTAGAATACTATAAATGGATTGACTCGTCTATTGGATTGATGCTTCGAGATTTAATTCCCATATCCAGTAACTTCTCATCATCTCTGAGAACAATGGTTGAGTCACACGTACTGGAGAGAAATAAATATTGGACTAAATTTCCAACATTGGAAATGTCTGGAACGCCACCCGAGGGGCAAATAAGAGGCATTAATGAATTAACATACAATTGGAACCTTGGGCACGCACCATTGCCAGGACAACCAGAATCCGAGTCGTGTGTTTGGATAGATCAGAGAGTTGAGAGAACGGACGCAATTGTAGCTCATTCTGGTGTCAACGGACTGACTAGCGTCATTGACACAACGAGAGAAATGATCAGGGGCGTTCAAGCTAGGGTTACGAAGGGATTAGCGAGAGTCGTCGAGCGAAACGGAATTAATGTTGAAGAAACATTGCCAATTCTTCGGGACAACGCAGGTGCGGTATATGAGGGCAACACCCATACCACACAGGCACTCTCAAAGCCTTATAAGTTTGTAGTTGAAAGCGTAGCAACTATTCACGCAGGCGCAAATTCCACGACTACTGGTGATCCAATCGCATTCATTCGATCGGCAACTAAAATAACAACTGGGACTTCTGGAATTATCCTAACCTCCAATGCCGCAACGCCAACATGTCCATCAGATAGCATTTTGCAAAAAGATAAAAGAAGTCAGGTTATTACAATAACTGATTCCGAGGCAGGCACGTCCTCATCGATGACTGGACTCCGTGGAATTTATCCTCATTACAGTTCATCCGCAGGTTCTGAGCTTACCAATATTCACGGCGATACATACGGCGATGACGCAGAGATACCGATGCAGGGTATGTTTACAGAGACGCACGTCGGCGGAAACCAGCACAGACACACACATTTTACAGAGCAAACTCCATCGGACAGACCAGAATTTTATTTGAATGATGCAGGCACACTCAGACACCCACAAGAGGTTAATTCTGATTACCCAGCAGCCCGATATACAAGAGACGAGGTAGCCAAGCGCCCTGTAAATATTAGAAACATCAAGAGCACTACCATTAATAATACCCCTCTGGGCAATTACCAAAGAAATTACGAAGTAGTACAAACATCAGGCAGAACCCAGAATAACAGATTCTTTGTAAAGAACGAAGGAGTCTCCCAAAATTCAGTAAATTCTGCTTTTATTTCTGGCACCGCCGATTTTACTCTCCCTGATAGAACACAGACATCTAGCGGAGCCTCTATCGGAAGGACAGAACATGTCTTTGTAGAAAGGTTTTCAGCACCAGGAGATCCGCTCACGTTGTCTCGTGGTTATCTTGATCCATTCGCAGAAGAATACAGTGTGTATAATTCAATGAACTTTCGAAATTTAGATGAGAGGTTGGAACATCACAAGAGACTTTACACCCACAGCGGGCTTTATAACGGATCTCAGGGATATGAAGATACTACAAACGGAGTCCCTTCAATTCACAAGATAAATAGAAACAGTTATTATCACCCAAGACTTACGCATAATAGTGAATCTGGAAGCTACTTTTGCGAATTTGATCACGATAATGCATATATATCACATCAGATTCCAAGATCTGATATGCAGTACGCATTCGCCCACGGATCCGTCGATAAGACGGCTTATGAGGGCACTGAGGTTTTAAATTGTGATGGTGTAACGACACCGGCAAGATTTAGCGGTTATTACGACGATGTGGTTGTTATGAAGGGTGATGAGTTGCACGATGCGCCATACTCAGACTATCAAGCAGCAGGCTGGAGATTCATAAGAAATGGAGAAAAGGCAGAAGTAGCTAGAACCAGAAGACAAAACACAATATCGGTATTGGACAGAGCCCCTGCCACTGTATTCAGGGCGCACACCACATCAAGTCATATTGAGCCAGCCGTTGTGTGGCATAAGCCACTGAGACATGACGTAACTACTTCTGGAGAAGTTATAGCTCAAATAGATGAAGATAATTTTAGAAATACAGATTCTAGGTTGAATGATCGTCAACTTCGTTTTGCTTTTGCCCTGGGCAACAAGAGAATAACGCACACATATTCTAACAACCTAGAGATATTCTCAAATCCGAATCTTATGAGCAAATTAGACTTGAAGAAGAGTCAAGTACAGTATCTAGACGAGATACTTGAAGAGATCCGTCGTGGGGACACCTTATATCAAAAAATCACAATGACTGAGTTAATATATCCAAAAAGACGCAACGTCGGACTTGCTAAAACACGGGATCGAAAAATGTTCGACTCCTATAAAGTGTTTTGGAGAGACAAATTTTTTGATAGAGTAAAAAAGAAGAATATTGATACCACCAAGCTTGGATTTAAAATATCAGACGATTTTAGAAAAATGTTCCAGCAACAATACTCTGTTGATTCGATGGACAACTTCTTTTATAAACAGGAACAAGGTGGCACAGAGACAACATTTCAAACGATAGGAGATTTACAGTCTGTCGGAGAGCAGCGTCACCGATATATGATAACCCGCTCAGACGTAGCACCATTAAATTCCTATGCTGGAAGTAGGACAGGATTGGAGGGCTTTAGCACTGTATCTGGTGCAGCCAACCCTCCTTTATACCCGTCTGAAATAGTACAGAATAAAGCCCCTATACCATCGATACAATTATATTATAGTTCACACTCTTTTGCTAAAAAACAGAGCCAAGGGTGGTTAAATAGAAAGCCAAAATTGTCTCAAGCTCCGACGTATGACAATTATTATGATTTTTCAGAAGACAACAAGCTCGCCGGACAAAACTATGGAATTGTTTCGGAGTTTCGAGCAAGCGAGCACATGGATAAGTATATCTTCGAGAACGGCGGCGACTTCACTGTAAAGAATTATAATTTTCTCACTCTTGACGGCGCATCTCACGACGGAACTACTCATACTAGGACAAGTGGGTTGTCGGACACCGAAACAGCCGTTTTTTATTCGATCTCACCGAATAATAAGTCCCTTGAAGTTACGTCATATCCGACGAGCACCTCTGATAATTCAATAAGTGCAAATAGGGTTGTGAATAACTCTCCAGCTTTTTCAGAGTTTAATAAAATATTTACGCCATCTACAGTCCAGGTGCCGAGCACTTTTGATATATCTAATAGTATAAACACGGAAATAGAAATAATTCAAGATCCTTCGGCAATAATACCAGTATCTCCGATGATCACGGGTAAATCTGCCGCAGGCATTTTCAACAGAGTCAATACTGACAACGACTTCTTGGTGATTGAAGTTGATAATTTCTCTTCATCTGCTGAAGCACCCATAGCAGATGACACAGAGATAAAACTAATCTCCTCTGCCGATACCGATTCTGACGGACTACCGAATGGATATGTCTCTGATCCCTTTACAATGTCGATATGGGCACAACCAGAGGCATCAAACCAAGTAGGAGACTTCGATGGAATATTCTCAATGGGACGAAAGCTTGGCAACGGCTCGGTAAGCGAGAGCATAAACCTTCTTTCAAGATATACTCTTGCAAACGCCCAAAGTGGCTATGGTAATCTCGGACTTACTTTTGTTGCTTCCACTTCGAATACGGATGGATTTACTACATTCGAATCTGCCCCAGGCGAAGCAGATGAAGTGGGAAATACATGTGCATATACATTTTTTAAGGCAGATGGATCACCAGCAACCTTAATAGATGAGCAATTTAATCATGTCGTCCTACAGATTATACCACCAGCACTCCGTGTTGCAACAACTCAGCATCTTATAAGAATTTGGCTTAATGGGGAACAATTATATGGGGTGCCCGTGTTGGAGCTATTAAGCTCAAGATGGGCGACTCGCCAGGGTCCCGCAATTCAAAAGGAACTTAATGCTTATAATCCTTGCCCTATTGGCAGGAATACAGCCAGTAGCGGCGATGAGCATCCATGGCTGTTGGACTATGATCACCATACTAATGGCGATTCGGGCATTTATGGCATCACTTTCATCAATCGTGTAATCCTTGGTAATGCAAACTTTCATGACTCGATCGATGCTGTAGACAACTTCCCCACCCCAGGAACTTTTGATAAGAAGTTTCACGGACTTTTGGACGAGTTTAATATTTTCAGAGGTATTTTAAATAGAGAATCGATTAAGCAGTTATATGGAGAAGGGAAACCGTCTAATACAGCAGAACAAGTATCTGAGTTTTCAGGAAACACTCTCGTTAATTCAGTAGATACTGGCGAATTTTCGTTTCTTCCTCCGTTGGTGAAGCACGACTATACAAATACGCCCCACCATGATCCTAATGATAATCTTGCGGCTACGATTCAGAATAGATTTCTTGATTATTATAATACAAATACAGACGATCAAAACGGTCCAAAAATAGTAAAGTATACCTCTGGCTTCGGTTTAATCATATCCCAAATCGGGCTCGTGGGAACCAAGACGCCTCATAATAGTGTGGTAGATCCCCCTGGTTCAGCGGGAAATTATTATCGATGGGTTGAGTTGGAAGAATCATTTGAAGAAGACATTAGCGTTGCATATAGTATATATGCAGGCGATGCCGCATCGCCCTGGGCAGATCTCAGTGACACACCAGCCAACAGTGAAGTTTTAAGGCTTCAATATAAGTTGGACGACGGTAATTGGACGACATCGTCGACTTATTCTGTACAAGACATTTCCAACCCGATAAACACACAAGTCGCAAAAATATCTGATATTTCAGTAGGACAGACACCGGACAACAAGGTGAAGTTGAGATGGATTTCAGAGTCATCTAATGTCGTAGGCGATTCACACTGGGGGATAGATAACGTAAGAATTCAATCTATCTCTGAAGGAGTTATTGTCTTGGACAGTACCCCAACTTTCGCCCCTATAATAGAGGGAACTTTATTTAAAGAGAATTGGACAGTAGCAATGCAACAGTCCCATTCAGACGAAGCCTCGCTACCAGTCTGGCATCGAATTGGCATTCCAAGCTATGATAATATAGAAGGCAAATGTGAATCATGGGACGACGAATTTTTTAATTCCTATGTTCACACAAATCATATTCCTTTTATTGAAGAGGTTACTCATAAACAATCTTCATTAGGAGTTTGTAATACAACTCAGCGTGTGAGACTCCGTGTGAATGCTAAAAAGAAACTGCTTCCATACGAGGGGTTTTACCCGCAAGACAGAACAGTTCAAATAGCAGAACTTTTTGTTAAAAAGATAAAAGATGAAACACCAGGCGAGGAAAAGGCAAATAAAAATCAGTCAATTCAGGCGATAATGCAGCACTTTTTCGCACCAGGGATCCTTTATAATTCATTAAAGGCGGGCATTGCTTGCGACTGGGCATCTTTTACTAACGAATCGGGACTGGAGCCGTCCTATTATGGAGACACTATTCAGGCAACTAGCAGTAGTGCAGAGGTAGAGTTATATTTAGACTCTCCAGCACCATATTGGTATCAGGCTAATATGAGCGAGACTACTATGAACCCTCTCTCTTCGATTCAGATTCCGGCTCAAACAGCTCCATCTAGAGTATCAACAAGCCCGATACACAACAACAATACTAGCAGTTTGAATAATCTTCTAGGTGCCTCCGCAGTGGATCCTTTGTTTGCTAGTCCACTTGCTAAACACAAATATGTGTATAATTTCATGATAGCTCAGAATCCCACAAAAAGGTTACCATTTGAGGCAATACTAGATCCAGTAAATTATCTAAAGTCTACGACTTCTGAAGAAACTCATTCCATCGGAGCTTATAGCGTAGCGAAAAAGCCAGATCAATATTTTCTCATGACACCTGAGTATTACTCGTTGTCCGGCTCTTTCAGTATTGATATAGTGAATAATCCTGGTACGGCAGCTTGGCAACAAAATGGTTTAACCAACTATGATAAGTACGTTTACCCTTCTTTTGACGCAAGCCAAATGACAACTGCTGATTCGAGATATGAAATGGCAATACATAATTTTATGGCAGAGATACCGAGATTTTTCCTAAAGAATAAAACTTTAAATACTTTTACTTCTGATGAAGAAAAAAACTTTAAGAATATGTCATCTGGAACCACATACTATATGGATGTCGTTGTGGGGAAGACAAAGCAGGGATTCTCACCAGTCTATAGTCCGTCAGACTCAGGTGCATCTTATTTCGGACCGGCAACCAAGTGGAAGGAAGACTTAGATGGTATATCCGATCTTACTGCGGATCCCGCTTATGCGCCATATGTCCCTCCTTATTTCTACGGCTCATCGGTAGCGAGAATAAAATTTGTACCACCATTATCAGGAAGCAATAAGTACACTTTGCAGGATATACTTGATAATTCGACAGTGGAGACGGCTTCTGAAGCTAAGACAACTTTTCAGAGAGAGGCGGGAAATACAGCATTCGAAAATTCACCTTCGTGGGAATCTATGATGCCGGTTTCATCTAGCATTAATTTATTCTCTACTACAAACAAGAGGCAAGTGGCATTCGCAGCTAACTCAGGCGTCCCACTCACAGTTACGGATC